TGCGCCTACCCCTTGTACTCCAGTTAAGCTAAAACTTGGTACAATGGACACACTACCTATAGAGCCTGTCGCCGCTACGCCTGTGGGTCTAACTAAGCCTGTATAATCTAGTGTTACTGTGCCTACTGCACCGGTAGCTGCAACACTTGGCGCTACAATGTTAGCCGTGTAATTAACGGTAACAGTACCAACAGCTCCTGTACCAGCTACGGAAATGCCATTAGCACCCCAAGCTCCTTCTCCCCATCCGCGTTCGCCCCAGACGGCTCCAAGTCTTACAGTGGTAGAGGCTTCACCGCCCCATCTGTTGAAGCCCCAAGCCCGTTCGCCCCATGCGCTCATGGCATTACCCTACTTATGCAATACGGATGATAGCCGCAGCAGCACTGGCAGTCGGGAATTGTATCTGAAAGTCACCTGAACTTACCGTCTGATCACCACCAAAGCTCAACACTGCACACGCTGAATTGGAATCTCCAGTATCGTAAATCAGTCCACCCGAAGTAGTAAAACTAGAAGAAGTCCACGTTACAGAACTAAAATTAGTGATGGCTGTTGTCCCATCCGCTGTAGGGGTCACAGAGGTAAGAAGCTTACCAAGTTGTGTGTACCCTGTGGCCGTGGGTAACTCATCACCACCCATTTGAGAATAGTTAGTAGTCGCCGCGCCAAATGTGCCACTGCCTGACGCTGTAGCTTTGAAAAGCGCCAACTTAAACCGAGTGCTTCCTGCGGTGAAATCGTGTAAACCCTTCATCAACTCGACTTTGAACGATGTGGGCATTGCCGTTGTAATTGTAATAGCCATGTTAGACCTCTAATAGTTTGACGAGTTCAGGATGCCCAGCATCCGTAAAACGGTTAGTTAATGTTGTATTGTGAGAAGCTACAGCTTGACGTAAATAGTTGAGCATTACGCCCCTGATGTCTTCTCTAAATGCTTCTGCTTGCGCCTGTATGACAGGATGCGAGTTATTTCCAATAGAAATAATCTCGTTTACTGCGTGTTCAACCAATTCTTCAGGGGTGAAACCACGCCCCGAAACCATACTTGCTGTTGCTATTCCTATCTTTGCTCCGCCTACTGTTGAGATCATGGTCCGGGTGACTCCGATTTAAGAGGTACTCTAATAATACCGTCTCTAAATTCATCTCTTCTACGACGGCCTTGTTGTTCAATTCCTAGTGCTTGAATTGACTGGCTATAGCTGTTTTCAAAAAACTGTAACATCTCAGGAGGGCCTTTGGTGTAACTGTATGCCTGAATTAAACACGCATATAAAAGAACTTCCGGCGCGTTTGTGCTTACCCATGTCGTAGTATTTGTTGAAGATAACTGCGTGGGACGTGAAATAAAACCCATTTGAACCGCAATAGCCGCGTTAGGGGTTGGCGCTATATAAAACGTGTCTTGATCCCATACCGAATAATATTTAGGAACGCCTTGAGTTGTATAATTAGGCCAATATTCTTTTAGAAAGGACGTGTCCCTAAACTCTAAAAAGGTCTGTACGTTAGCAATCGTAGTCATTAAATAACGGTGCGTAAGAATGTTGCTAGGCGCAGTTAAAAATCTATTTCCTTGTGTGGTTGTGCCAGTCGATTCTACTCTAAAACAATCCAAATCAATGTCTCTGAGTATTCTATTTTCAGCCATTGTAATAAACGTGTTGATTACCGCATCGGTAAACACGTTACTGCCTACTTCTGTATAATTTCTAATATTTGTGACTAACTCATCGTATGTCATTTATTTCACCAGAATCATTTACGGCGTATTGGCTTGTCCACCCATGCCTGAGTGGTTAGTGCAATAGTAATAAAGTTGGGGGGCTCCGATCGCTACGACTATCTCCGTATAAGCGCCTGAGGTTCCCGGCGTCCCCGCTACGGTTACCCCAGTGGTGTACTCTGAACCACCTCCCCATGTACCGTCACTTATTGTAGAAAAACGCAACGGATGAGTTGGTGATCCATTTGAAGAATCTGATTGATCAAACCTGTACGTGGAACCTTCGTTTAATGTCAGTGTCGCTTGTTGAACGCCATCTATGTAATATTTATTACCTGAACCGGGATTCGCTACAGTAACAGCTAAAGTTGTAGTCGTAGGTAGAATTATTTTAACTGTGCCAACAGATCCTACCCCCTCTACCGGACGTTGGGTAGGAAAAGGCTGCATGTTAGTAATTCCTGCGGTGTAGTTAGCACTTCCTATGCTGTTGAAAGCAGAATCGCCCGGTAAACCCACGAACACAACCACAGGCTCTTCTCTATCCGTTCTAGGATCGCGTAAAGCTATTGCATCACCCCTATAGTTTAAAGGCTCTATCTGCGGAGATTTAGGTTCATAGTCTTGGGGACACACCATAAAACCCTTCCAGTTCTTGCGGAGGGTTTTATACGGGAATTGAAAGCCACAATAATCGCAAATGGCTACCGCAAATTTACCGTTTGCATACGCCATTTAACCCACACTTGGGACAAAGTGAACACTTGCTGTGTCCCTGTCCTCCTTAGCCGCTCGAAGAAAGTCTTCTTCGTAAATGGTTTTTAAGCCTGTTGTTCTATCAGGGGCATACTTCAAAGAGATCATGTAAGCCAACCCTGAAGCTAGACAAGGGAGAAACCTAAAGTTAACGTCGGTTGTGTTGGTATAAACGCCCGCATCCTGCATTCTTCGGATTCGATAGTACACAAGCGTGTAATCTTTATTTGCTGCCGGCCATAAAAAAATCTTTGGTGTTATTTGACGCTGCACATAATACTGAGTAGGCCGTGCTTCCGTAAGTTTGTCAGGCACGTTTAGGTATTCAGATCGACTAATACGGGAAATACTTACATCCTGCTGCTGACCACCTACCGTATCCCTAATCACCGCGGAAAGCACATTTACGGTATCCGTACCGGGCAAAACCTCTTTTGTGCCTTTTACTAACGCGGAAGTAGCTTCCTCTATCGTCCAAAGATTTAATCCTCGGTTAGCCCAGTCTAAAAACAACAGATTTAAAGATCGAGTAGCCGAAGTAAGCTGATAACCTGAGGTCATCTGCATTCCGCACCGCTCAAAAGCTTCCTCGACAATCTCATCAATAGCAAGATTGAAGTCTGTTGTGTTAGACGTAGCCATTACTTACACATTCCGCCCTTGCGGTATTTCTTAATCGAGCCGCCCATTTTTTTTTTCTTGACGCCGCGGCCCATTAGAACATCTGCCTTGGTAACCTTTCCGTCTTTGTTTAAATCAGGGAAACTTTTCCCTACAGAGCCACCATCTTTGTACATAGGTATGCCAGTGGTTTTACTCTTAGTTTTCAATACTTTATTTCTAGGGCCGCTTCTTACAGCGCCTCCGCCCTTAGTTGCTATTCCCATTCCACGTCCGGCCATTTTAATTACCCCATTCTTCGGTGACTTTTTACTTTCGACGCTACCTTTTTAGGTTGGCTCGAAAACTGTTTTCCTTTTGCTGTATCTGCTCTTTTTTTACGAGTAGTCGAAGCGTATTCTTTATTGCTCATGGACTTAATCGCACTGGAGGGAAGGTATCTTTCTCCTGTAGCTTTTGGTCCTTGAGTTGAAGGCTTACCGCTTTTAGTCCGCCATTCTTGCTTAGTCCAAGATTGAAGTGATTTTTGGGGCTTTTTAAGCGCCATCAGTCCCTATATCCTCCACCTTTTGCTTTATACTCTTTTGCTAACATTTGAGCTTTTCTACCAGACCATTGTCCAGATGAGCCGCCTTTACTTCCTGCTTTAATCTTATTAAATAAGTTTTTACGCATTGTTGGCTTAGTATAATTTCCTGCACTGTTAACAGTGGACTTTACTGACCCACCCGCTGCTTTTTTTACAACTTTTTTCTTTCTTACAGGAGCTTTCTTTACCATTTCTTACAACTCCAATATCTTGCACTAAACTTATCTTTAGCTGTATCACAACTGTGCCGAGCTCTAAAACTTGCACGCCTTTTAGGGTTTGATTTTTTTATAGTCATATTTGGATCACCAAATCTAACTAACTTCACATCCGTACCTTTTTTAGCTAACACTGCAAATTTTTTACTACCGCCGGAAGTCCTTTTAGGTTTGTTGTAACCTGAAAAAGACTCCCCACGATAGGTAATACGGCCAGAGGGAGTGCGTTTTACAGCTTTAGTAGACGCCATTAAGCCGCCGCTCCTCCTTCAAACAAAAGTGTAACGTGCGTTATAGAATTTGCCGGAGATGTTGTAGGAAGGTCGATAAACATACCCTCACTAAACAACATTCCTCCGTCAGGAATATCTATATTTGTTCCTGCTGCTGCTGTCGAAGCGTTTAGCGTAAGAAGAATAGTGCCACTAACAGTGGACCCATTTCTAATGTTAACGGAACCTTGGGTATTTGATGCTCCTGTGACGGCGTTTACAATATAAACCCCCATCAAACGAGATCGCCCCGAAACCGCTGCTACTGACGTGCTTTTAGTTACCGCTGAAATATTACTTGCACTCATTTTTAGTCTCCTTTAAAGACTACTCTGAGTCTTCGTCGTCAGCTTCTTCAACCACTTCTTCGACCACTTCTTCAACAACTTCAGCCTCTTCACTTTCAGAAACTCCCCACATACCTTTGCCATTATTCATAGTTGTCTCCTTAGATTTAAACAGTGCTAAATGGTGTAATAGTTGTGCCTGAACCCATACCAATCATGTTGATGTACCAAGTGCCTGCGCTAACTGCCATGATATGGATTTCAGTGTCTATAAGACCACCTTTAGTCGAACCATTAAGGGTGATAGTGTTATTTCCTCCGCCAGCATTGGAAGAAAAACCTGTTACCGCTCCTGCGGCTCCTATCATCAAAGCTGTACCTGTCATTACGTCACCTGCCGCACAGCTTATTACAAGATCATTAGCAAGGTCTTTAGCTAGGTATATTGACATAACAGATCCAAAATCATTTTGTTGATCTGGACTTGTAGGGTCTTCAGGAGTTGTGTCTTTAAGTGCAGGTAAAGTAATTGTGCCTGCTCCTCCTGCAAGAGTGTCGTCAAACAAATTCATTTTCCCTGCATTACCTACAATTTGAGCTCCGGTAGTGGAGTTCACGTAAGGTAAAACAGAAAGAGTATTAGCTGTTCCAGTTAAAACAACTTGGTTTTTAAAGCCTCTGGGTACAAAGCCAGATAGTGATATAACTGGACCTGAAAAAGTGGTCTTAGCCATTTGAGAATCCTCACATGCGAGTTTAGCGAATCTGTCTGCATGTAGTCCGTCGGGGACGGTCAGAATCGCGGGTTAGCCCCGATTTAATTAAGTATATACCACTTATAATACGCCTGTACAAATAAAAAAGGGAGCCGAAGCTCCCTTTTCCATACCCAGTTTTCCTTACGGAGTACCCGGCGATCCAAATATGCCGCGTGGATCACTAAAGCCAAAGCTGTAGCGTTCCCGAGCTTTATATCGGACATTACCTGTGTTGAATTCTCCTTCAAAACCAGTTGAAAGAGCAACACGATTAAACATCTTCATGCCGTTTGGTGCGTCAGTAATGACAAACCATGCGTCAGGATCAGTTAAGTAATGATTTACCGCGTATCCCTGAGGAACCATACCCATGTTACGCATAGCGTTAATGTCGTTATCCGCTGTGCCTACACGTAAAGTAGACTTCAAGATACGGTCCGCAGTAAATTGAAGCTCCTTAGGAACAATCAATTTATTACCTTGTACCGCAATCTTTAATCCACGCTCGTCTGTATACGCAGCAATGTCGATTAACGCTTGCTCAAGCGACGTTTCTGTAAGATCCGCTGAAACAGTTAGCTCGTTCTTGAGATCAGGACCCGTCAATGTAGGGTGATCTAATGCACAAAGAGGCTTACCGTCACCGCCAAGAGATGTAGTGAACGCGCCATTCAAAATAGCGGCTCCTTTAATCTGCTTAGTGGTAGCCATTGATCTAGCTAGTGCTTTTGTGTAACGCGCAGATAGCTTGTCATACAAGTTATCTTCTATTGCTTCCTCTGTTAGGGAAAAAGCCAACGCTACAGTTTCATTGGTATAACGCGCTGTGTAAACTTCTTGGGCCTGATCGTATGCAACGCCAGATCCTTCAGCTTTAACAGGTGCTTCACCAAATCCAGAAAGCATCACTTCTTCTTCAAAAGCTCGGTCCGAAGACTCTACTTCGTAGATTTCAGTGTGCTCACTATCATATGTGTTGTACTCCAGACCAAACAAGGCGTTTAGACCGGGCTCCAACTCTTTTACTAATTGGGCTCTTGATATAGCCATGATCTATTCTCCTTATTGTCCTGCTACGCCTGCACTACCGTAGAGGTGCTCGTTAATTTTAACCACTACTACCGCATTCGCACCAACAGCGTTGTTAGGTACGTCCCAAAGACCAATGATTTTTAGGTTAAGTGCAGCAGTTGTAGCGATGGTGCTGGTATCAAGTTCATTGGCAGATAAGCCAGTGACTGTGTTACCTGTGCCTACCACGATGTCTCCATTCTTGCCGTAATTAGCTACAGCAGAAGTGCCATCGTTCTGGATAATGAACATCTGGCTAGGATCGTCAAGTACATCAGCGACAATCTTGCCTTGGGTGATGTTAATACTACCCGGATAGTAGTTAGAAAAAGTAGGCTTTTGTGTTGTAGGGTCATTGTAAAAACAACCGTTGAACACACCTACTGCCGCTGTATGCGACGAGGGATCAAACTGTAAAATGTAACCATCTTTCAAAGTGACTAGGTCACCTTGGAAAATAGCTCCTGATTGATTGTCCGCAATTTCGTAACCGTACTGCTTCTGTGCTCCAGTACCAGCCAAGTTACCAAGCGGACGTAGGCCAAAGGCCTTATCGTTATTAGCCATGATATATGTCCTTTAAAATTAAGTTATTCGGAACCCGAACGTGGGCCTCCGAGGCTTACTTTCGACTGCCGTTCTGGCGCATTGATTTTCATAGACGAATTTACATTCGTCTTCAATAGGTCATTATCGGCAGCCCTGATTTGATCATGGGTTCTCGAAGAATAGTAATCTCGACGCTCATTTGCCGTTTCCTCTGGTATTCTCGCCAATAGCAAACCGCCTACAGATATAACACCTGCATGCTTGCCATCGTCTTGAACACCTGAATCAAAATCAGGATATTCATCGGCGCGTACCAACTCATACCCCTCACGGAGTTTAGCTGCTACATTGACGCGGTCATCTGCGCCACCCGATTCAACCCTAATCCACCGATGCTTATAGCCCGGTGGAGCCTCTGGTGCGTCTAGTCGTGAAGGAGGAGCCCAAGCTTTACGGCGCACCGTCTCTTGCCGCGTTTCCGTGGTTCGAGCGTCGCGTTTTAGTTTTGGTACTTTGGTCGCTTCGGTCATCTTCACTGCTCCTTAACGTGTTTAGCGTATTCTTCTAATGGAACCCCTAATTTTTTTGCTATCGCAACTTGACTTGGGGTCAACCTAACAGTGCGGCGTGCTGTATTGTTTACCCCTGAGGAACGGGTTGCAGGAGCTACCGTTTGCACGGGTCGGCTAGTCCTGTTGTTTGTGGGCGTAGGAACTTCTTCAAATTCACTAGGAAATATGTCGCGTATCCTACGATCTATCTCATCATAATACTCGTCAGTTCTTGGGTCAAACCCTTCTTTTTGGATTAGGTCCACATGAATCCCTCGCACAGCATGCGTCATCACTGTGTTTTTGCCAAACCACTCATTTTCTTGTGCCCACTCATCCGCTCTTGGATCCGATTGACGTGGAGGCGCTTGTTGTGGTTGAGGAGGGGTAGGTTGAGCTACGGGAGCCGGTTGTGACTGTTTCAAAGAAGTAGTCTGTTTAATTCTGTCCTGCTCCATAAGCACACTGGTCAAACGCTGCTGCGCTTCGGTCTCAGTGTCTATGTCGCCTTCTTCACGGGCTTTCTTTATCACTTGCTTCAGAGCTACCACATGGCTTTCTGTTCGCCCTTGAGCCTCTTGTAGCCTCTCTGTGTCTGTCCTCTGGTACTTTTCCTGAAGCGTTTCGTTTTGTTGTTGTACGTTTTTGGCAAATTCCACAGCGGCTTCTTCCCGGCGCTGTGTTTCTCGTAATCGTGCCGTTAATTTGTCTATTCTCTTTTTTACTTTATCAGAATACTGCTCAAGGTCTTCCGTTTCTTTTTTAGCAGCAGGCTTTTTTTCTACGACTTCTTCGACTACAGGGGGATCTTCCGCCGCTACTTGGGCCTCCGACCCATCCTCGTTCATTTCAACCGTCGCTTCCGTTTCTTCTTCACCGACATTAAATTCTAACTCTTGATTTATTGGTTCAGTTTTTGCCATCGCTACCGCTCCCTCACATATGTAGAATATCTTCGGGATCATTAACAATCCCCAGAATCTCATCATCGTTTAACAAACGAATCTCGCCTCCGTCTATCTGGATTCGGGATCCCGCATACTTTCCAAAGATTACCCAGTCGCCTTCTGCACACCATGGTCCATTGGGGAACTTGGATTCATCGGCATACGCTAAATCACCTAGCTTTAAAACGTAGCCTACATTAGTACCTAACTGAGTTCTCTGTTGTGTGTCTTTAGATAAAAGAATACCGCCTTTACTGCTCTCACTGCCGCGGTAAGGCAAAATAGCCATGCGCCAACCAGTGGGTCGAGGTATTAAATCAAGGATAGACTCGGCAAGACCTTCGTTGGCGACTTTGCCGTCTGGGGTATATGCGTCGTTAAGATCAGGCTTTGAAGACTCCGACTCTTTTGCTTCGGATTCTCCTTTCCATTTCTTTTCTAGAGGAGTGAGTTTTTCAGCTTCCATATGTGCCTCTTCTGGTGGTTAAAAATCTTCGGAGTGTTTATCCAATTTATCTCGGATAATTTGATCCACAAGCTTTATACCTTCCAGACGGCCCATCAGAAAACGATAGCGTTCCATGTCAGTCACTGTTCCGTTAAGGACAATGGCTTCGGAGTCTTGCTGTAGTTTTCGTACTTCTTTCAATACGCTTTCAGCGAATTCAAGCATGGTCGTTTTTCCATGAAAGCAGACGGTTAATAGCCCCGTCTGGAGGCTTGTTAATAAACTTTTACTGGCCTATTGCCATCTCGTTTTCTTACTATTCTAGCAGGTTTTTTACCTGTGCGACTACTGGAGGCCTTAATCGACCCTCCTTTAGCTGCTTTCTTTGGCTTTTTACTTTTTCCTGCCTTACTCAGCGCAATCGCTATTGCTTGCCGTTTAGGCTTGCCTGCGCTCATTTCTGTTTTTATATTGCTAGAAATGACTTTCTTGCTAGAGCCTTTTTTTAAAGGCATATTACTTTCCCCACTGAGTTCTGGCTCTTTTTTGCGCGGTTTTGTTTAGATCGCCAAAATGATAAAGCTTTTTACTTTGCTTAGTCATTGTTTTCCCAGTCATTACCGTGCCATCTGGGTGTTTGTGTGTTCCACCCGTGTGCATTTTCCCATCACGGGAATAATGATTTACGCCAGAGGCCATTATAGCTCCTTCCTAACAAAGACGAGTAGGACCGCAGCCTCGCTTGGCTAAACCACAGCCCCGCGCTTGTACGGTATTCATTTTCTTGCCTGTCATACCTTTGCTTTCGTTTCTGCGCGAACGGTAAGACTGGGACTTGGTGCTTTCTTTGCCGTCTATGTTGCCAAGACGCTCATCAAGCTTATCGGCCTTAGTCTGTTTTTTAACGGAGCCACCTTTTGCCATACGATTCATTCTACGCTTTTCAAAGGCTTTTTCTCGGTCAATTCGACCGTACTCTGCGCGAGCATCTTTGCCTTCAGCGCCTTTTGCATAGGTTTTAGGTGCAATCCTGTAAATTTCGTCGTCTAGGTTTCTTAATACTTTTTTATCACGAGCCATTGAACCGGGCATATTCTGTCTCCTAAAGTTTGCTAGGTGCGTAAATTCGTTCTCTTGCTACATCTGCACGCAATTCAGCAATACCTTGCTGAGATTTTATACGTGCTTCATTGCCTGCTGCGTTTTGAGCTATTCTAGCTTGGTCAACCTGTAAGCCTTCCTGCTTCAACGCAATATCGGCTTGATCCTTAGCTGCTTTTTGTTGCAATTCTTGAGCTTTTAGCATGACCACTGGGTCTTGTCCACCTTCCCCAGATAACTCGGACTGCATTCCCTTCATCTCGATCATATATTCTGAAATCTTAATCGAAATCATGGCTTCACGTTGTAGATCAGAAATCATGTTGTCTGGATCAAGTCCATACTGCTCAAATAACACTGCTTCGGTGTCTTCTTCCGCTTTTAGCCGTATATGTTGCAAGATATGTTTTTGTAATCCGGCTGCTGCAAGTGGGTTCGCTTGGATTAAAGGCGATAAGGCCATAATTAAATGCGCGGCAATATGTGCATCGTGTTGCTGCCCTGCAAAAGCCTTCAATTCCTTACCATCCGCCGCTTCCATGTTCTCGCTCGCAGGGTCTTTAGGCATTTGATTGGTCTGAACCTTCAATATGCCGTCAATATCCCGCACATTCAGGGCTTGATACACTCGATAGTAGGCCTCGTACATGTTGTGCATGTTAGGGGCGCTTTGAGCGAGCTCTAACTGAGTCTGTGCAAGCGTGATTCGTTGCGCTGCCGAAAAAATATTAGGGTCTGCAATCGGTAATATAGCGACCATGTGGTCAAAATCGCATTTTTTAATGCAACGAGACGCACCCGGCACGTCATAGGGGTACTCGTCCGGTAGATATTCACCAAATCCACGCGCAAGCATCTCAAATTCTTGTGTTTGGGCGTAATACAGGCGCTTATGGATGGCCGACATGACCATGGAGCCCCTTTCAAGCAGGGCAATCGTGGTTCCCACTGCCGCTTGCTGGTTTCCATCGCCTACCTGCATGTCTGCAATGCTAGCCAGTCGTTTTCCGGCGTCTACTGCAAAACCCATCAAGGTATACAGCGTCTGAGAAGGCTCTTTATAGGGTAAAGGCATCAGTGATGCCGTCAATTCTGCGCCACCTGCGTCAATATCCCGCCACTCGCCGGGTTGGATAGGTTGGTCGTCATCCGCTATTCGCGCGCCTTTCGCCTTAAATCCCGCCGGTAAATTCTGAAGTGTTCCAGCGTCAAGAAGTTGACGCAATGCCGCGGTAGCTGTTTTAGACAGACCGCCAATCAGGTGAACAAATCCTAGCCCGTAAGCACCCGGTCCTTCTACAAGGACATAATGGACAAAATACTCTCGTCTCTTTTTGAGCTCGTCATCTTCTAGCCAGTTCCTGCGAATACCAACAACTTTACCGCTAGCTTCGTCCAACGTAACCACGTAAGGAAATTTTATCCCCGTTGGCTCGCCTTCTTCATCTAAGTCTTCAAAACCTGAAAGATCGAGATCAACTTGAAACTCCAGTAAGAAAACTTCCTCAGGTTCTCCGCTTTGGGAGATACCTACTGTTTGGTTGATAGCATCTCTAATCTGATTGCCACCAGTTGGGTCATTCTGGGGATCCAATGGGGTATCAATGTACTCACCGGCGAATACTCGCTTGGCAAATTCATTAGTATCCATCGCAATACGCTGAGTAATACGCGGGCATTCAGAGATAACACTGGACCCGTTGTAAGGGATGTACAGGTCATCCGGTAAAACCAAGCGGCTGACCATGCGACCAAGCTGCTCATCATAGTAAACTTTCTTGAACGTAGAGCCGCCGTAGCCCGTATAGAACAAAAGCTGGTCAAATTCTGGAGTGTATTCTTTCATCACCGAGGTGATCTGGTAGTTCATAAAATCCTGCACGCGAGAAGCCTGTTGGATCTTATCGAGCGTTTCTTTGCCTAAAGTTTGCGTCCTCACAGGACCGCCGGCGGGCATAAGCTCTTTAAAAGCTTGTGCCTGAAACTGAACAATGGATTCGGTCAACATGGGGTGTACTGCCCCTGCTGCGCCTCTGAAGGGCTGAGTTCTGTCTTCTATCTTGAGTCCTAAGAGCTCGAGACCCTTAGAATACATCTCTTCCCACTCACCGCGGGAGGACCTGTCCGCTTCAAATAAAGACAAGAGCTCCGAAGAAATAAGAGACTTTTCATTGTCTTCTAACACTTCGGCTAGGTTGCTGTAAAAATCTACATCGTCGTCTTGGGGATCAAGGTCTATTGTCGCTCCGCCATCCTCCTCCAAGACAATCTCTATATCAGGCTCCATTTCTTCCATGACTTCGATCATGTCTGTTTCAGGAGCTAGGTTTACCACTTTTTCTATAGGCATAGTCTTGTCCTAGATATATTTGCGGTCATTATACACACGCTCTACTTGTCCGCCACGTTTCATCTTTTGATATCTCACCTGACTCGGTAAGTCCGTACCGTCAGAAGCGTTTAAAGGATCAGGGGCCTCTGATTTTTTATAATACTGTATGCCTTTAGCATACACTCTGTCGCCCACCACGGTAGCTAAGTCAGCGCCTTTTACAGCTTGGCCTGTGTTCATATCAATAAATAAGTGATGTGCTTTAGGGTTAAATCCTATCTCGACAAAATCATTACCGTCTAAAAGGACATTCTTGTCGGGAACATAATTACCGTCCACAGACATAGCAGGAAATTTATTTTTAGCCTCTGGCACGTCTATGTTTGATATTTTAGCGGCTATTCCTTGTCTACCTTTTTGGTTTACGTTAAACGTGACGTTTTCCACTGTGGCGTAAGGAACGTAAGAAAGGGCTTTTCCGTTAAAATTGTTTTTATGAAGTGTTTGAAGTTTATCTAAACCTTTTGGCGCATCGGGGATTTTTGAATTAAGGTTTAAACGTATGCCTACTTTGCTTCCCGCTTCTACAGGCGCATTTATTAAGGCATCTGCTTTTCTTGTGCCTGCGGTAGCTTTAGTAGCAAGGGTTTCGAGGGTCTTTAGATTATCGGGTGTGTAGTTTCTTAGGCGTTGACCGCCGCTAAGCGTCTCGTCAACGCCTACTTCTAGGGCATTTACGCCCTTTTGTTGGCTAAGGTCTCCGGCCCCATTTCCTTGATTCCCTCCATTATCAGCCTGTGCAATTTTTCCTTTTTTGCTTTGCGTTGCTGGGGGGTCATAGTTGCCTTTGGTTCCTTGATAGATGGCTTCACTTATTCCTCCGTCTACACTTCCTATTTTTTCTGGTTTACGTCGAGCTTCTTCTAGCATCTTAAAGCCTTCGGTAATCGTCTTATCATAATCCATTTCACTTAAATTGTCGATGCTAATTTCTTGCTGCCCACCGATGCCCTTTTGATTCTCTATTATTTTAATATCCACATTAGGGTTGTCTTTATATTTTTCATGTAATTTTTTAATGGAACCTCGCGCATCACGGTGCATTCTTGCAAACTCTTCTAGTGGTACGGGACGTCCTGATTGCATTGCCCTCATCAAAGCCAGAGGTAACGCTTTTAATGGGTCGCGGTCAATATAGACTATTTGAACATCTTTTCCTGACTCTAAGGCTTTTGATATAAGGCCATCGTTTTTAGCAAACTTAGCCAAAGTACCATCCAAAACTAAATCTGCGGCTTCTTCCGCTGCTTTAGATAACCCTGCTGTTTTCCCTGAGGCCGGTCCACCACCTGTGAATATCCATGTGCCCTCTTCGCCCATTGTTTCTGCAACGCGCTTATTAAACATGATTTCCGACAAGGCACTTGCAGGCTGGTGGACGTTAAAAGCTAGAGTTCTGTCTGCAAGGTAATCAGGGCTTAATTCTCTTACTAAGTCCGTGTTTATTATTTTACCGCCGTTAGTTTCTCCTATCTTTGCGTATTGCGCGATAGCTGCATCAGGGTCATCCATGATTTGATTAAGAAAGCGCATAGCCACTGGGTCACTAGCTACGGAGGGCCTTAACGCTATCTCTTGCATCTTTGAAACAACCGTAGCAGAGAAATCTAAATCTGCCCGTGGCGCGTTGACCGCGTCCACTTCATCAAGCATCTTGGCGGATTCGGTGGCAGGCACTAGCCTGTCTACATAATCTATTGCGTCTTCTAGTGACTTACCGTTAATAGTTTCGTCTAAATAATCATTACTTACGTTATACATGTTCCGGTCAAAGCTGTATTGTCTAGGTAAAGAGTGATCGCTAAAACGGATGGTGTATTCGTCAGGGTCGCCTATACCTTCTTCAGCATAGTTTTTAGGCTTTTTAATAGTTACATAAGAAGAGTTACTTCCAGAATCATCAATCGTATACACGGCTTTAGGTTCAGGCATACTGTCCCAATTACCTGTCTTCTGGAAAGAAATTATTTCTGCTCTTTCAAATTCACTTTGACTCATAATCCCTTTATCTTTTAAGCGTTGAACAGTTGCGTCTCTCATTCCTTCGTATTTAATCGACGGGTCTAAGTCATTAAGCATTTTAGAAGCTTCCGTAACCGATCCTTTTTTAATAGCCTCTTCTGCCGCATTTATAGCCGCACGTCTACCCGCTCTGGCTCCCATGCCTATTAAAGGGGCTGTGCCGAGTACGGACATAGTAACTAACTGCTCGTATAGATCGGCGGCTTTAGTGTCCCCCGCAGCACGTGCTTCGTTAGCAAGACCAGAAAACTTTACAGCATCCGTTCCAGATATAATCTCTCCGGTAATAGGTGCTATTTCTGCAATAGATCGGCTTTTAAGAAACGAGTCGTCTTCTTTAACAGCGTCTACTATCGCGCCACCCATGGAAACCAAATCCGAACCCACCTGCCGAGGAGATACAAGCGATGGGCCTCCTGTTTCATCAGGACGAACAAAGTAGTTGCCTACGCTGTCGGGAATCTTGCCTGCACCAGAGATAATATTCTCTAGCATGTTTTTACTTTCAGTTTCTGGGCGCATCGGGGTAGGTCGATCCACCCCGTCCCATTCCATTCTGGGGATATCACGCTTAACCATATCAGGATTAACTTCCTCCTCTACGGTTTCAGTGATAAACAACGGTAACGGGTCATCTGGGTTTAATGTTTTCAGGTCCGCGGAGGCAGAACCGCCGTCCACGAACCCTTCAGGCTTTTTTACAGGGCCGCCCTCCGCATAAAGGCGGTTAAATCCGGTGTTGGCGGTAATACTGGGAGTGTAAGTGGTTTGGAACTCTTCCTCGCCTTCTCCTCCTGCCCGCCTGTTAAAATTAAAGGTGGGGGCTTGAGCCATGGGCGATGCCGCAAGTGTAAACGGGGCTCTAGTTCCGGCTGCCATTTCTTTTTTACCCGAGGTGTTGTAGTGATTCCTTGCAAACGTCTCAAGCGTCTGAGCTCCTAGTCTGGGCTGTTGGCTTTCATAGCTGGCTTGAATATCGGGATTGGCTGCAATGTACTCCGCTATGGTTCCTCCCGCAGAACCTGCGGTAGATCCTGACGACCTTTGAGTGTTTCTGTTTTGTAATGCCTGTTGTCTCATCAAAGCGTTTAGTTGAGACCTTGAAAGGCTGCCGTAGCTGCCGGCTAGTTGATTAAAAGCATCTGCGTCAAAAGAAGTGTCAGCAAAACTTGGATAGTTTCCTGATCGCTTTAATCGTTCAAAATCCTGCGCGGCCTGTCCCTGTCGGTATCTTCTCGTTTGGTCCGATCCCATTAACGTGCGGGGACGGCTAGTAACCGAGGGAGGCATAAAGCTAAACCCTGATCCGGTGGCCGAGAGCAGTTTAGCCGCCGGCCTGTAATCAAAACCCGTAAGTTGCTGCTGCCCGCCCACGTCCTCAATGACCTCGGTCCGCGGATCACTGTCCCTGAAGGTTTGATCCAAAGCAGGAGCTCCTGCGGCGTAAATGCCTCCTGTATCAGGCATCGTGGGAAACGGATCGGGAGCAGAAGCAGGTGCTGAAGTAGGGAAGGGGTCTATTCCCTCAACAAGAGGGGGTGTCGGTGAGGTAAAATCAGGTTCTGCTTTAGGTGTTGGAGCAGGCGCGGCGGGCGCAGTCTGATACAAGATATTCGGATCCACGCCGGCAGCCACAATATCCTCGTAAGTAAGACCACGGTCCGTGGCAATCTTCTGCATGGCCAACCGCTCTTCGGGGGAAACTTTTTTGTCCTGCATAACCCTGCCATAATACGCTGCAACGTCATCCGCCATTTTAGCCGTGGGTGCTGGTCCGCCGTAAGCAGGCGTTTCAGCCGGAGCCGTGAAAAGAGCTTGGATGGTCTCTGGCTGAACTCCAACCGCAATTGCGTCTTCGACACTAATCCCTGACTCTATAATAGCGTTGTAGATTGTTTCAGGAGTCCAAGAACTAGGGTTAGCTAAATAGCTTTCTTCAGCGGCCAGAATGTCTTCTGCTGTTGCGCCTTTACCATAGGTAACAGGGCCGCCTGTGT